GCAGACGAGATAGAGGCTAGAGTATCGACCGTCACGGAAAAGGGATGCTCTGTACTACTTTACAAGGACGCCCGGTGTGATATGCGAATCCTTGACGAAACGGTAGGTCCCGAGAATTGGCAAAGGTCACACGAAGTCGTAAATAACAACCTTTTCTGCAATGTAGGAATAAGGATAGAGCGCCCTAATGGCTATGGCGAGTGGGTATGGAAACAGGATGTCGGTACAGAATCCTATACCGAAGCGCAAAAGGGCGAAGCGTCCGACGCTTTCAAAAGGGCTTGCTTTAATTGGGGCATAGGTCGGGAGCTCTACACTTCGCCGTTCATATGGTTTGATGCGAAAAACATAAACCTCAAGGAAAAGAACGGCAAGCCCACCACGCTCGATAGATTTGAGGTTAATGAAATTGAGTATGAAAACAGGCGTGTGTCATGGCTGAAAGTCACCAACACCAAGACCAAGGCGGTATTCACATGGGGCAGGAGCAAGAATCTCAACGAGTACAACGCAAAAGACCTCATTGACGATAAGCAGGCGGCGGAGCTGGAGAAGCTCATAGAGGCGGCAGACGTCAACTATGACAAGCTCCTCGAGAAGTACGGCATAGACAAGCTCAACGATCTCGATATGGCACAATATACGGCAATTAAGAATAAGGCAAGCGAAAGCATTATTAAGAAAGCTACGGAGGGCAAGGCATGAAGTATCTCGAGGCGGTTAGATATCTCACCGAGCAGAACATCATAAAGCCCGATGCTGAATGGGATATCAAAGAGCACAAGGAAAGACGCTCCCTTGACGCAAATGCGTTCTTCCATACGCTTGCCGATAAGCTCCGCTTTAAGATTGACCCGATGCCGTGGTCAATGGCGCACATAAAGAATTATCTGATTACAAGCTACGGACAGGTGGAGCGTGACGAGGACGGAAACATAGTTTATATCAAGGCGAATATCCCAGCCGAGAAGATGCAGGAAGTCGAGTATCTACATTGTCTGCCTGTCAAATACGAGAGCGACACCGTGGTTATATATCGGGTCTATCAGGGAAGCCATACCTACAACAGTAAAGAAATGAGCCAGCTCATAGCAGGAACCGTTGACGAGTGTCAGAGGGTCGGGATAATCACGGCAACACCAGCAGAGCTGGCAAGGATGGCGGAATTATGGAGGGCTAAACATGGCTAAATCAATCATCACGGAATATGAGGATATATCCGCCTTTTCGGGGGCACCTGCCGAATGTACGCATCATTGTATCTTCGGGCGTGGGCTTCGGGAGTTGGCGGACGAGGACGGCTTGACCATACCTCTCACTAACGAAGAGCACAATATGAGTCGTTTCGGGCAAAGGTGGCAGGTACATGATAACGCTCCAGCCGAGGCGCTATCAAAAATGGTCGGACAGTTGGCATGGGAGAAGCGCTATATAGCAACAAAAAGAGAACTGCCCTTTGAGGGCATAGAACAGGAAGCCCGGGAAGCATTCAGAAACAGATACGGTATCAGTTATTTGTGAGGTGAGATATGGCAAAGATAAGCAGAACACGGGGAGCGTCCTTCGAAAGAGAGGTAGCCAATTTCTTCAAGGCGTGGGGCTATGACTCATATCGGACGGCTCAACACATGGGAAAGACAGGGCAGGCGCCCGATGTAGTGGCGGATGGGCTCCACATAGAGGCAAAGCGGCGGCGATCATTAGCGGTCATGGAATTTTATCACCAAGCCGAGAGGGACGCCAAAGCCGAGGGCAAGGGCAATATACCCACGGTATTTATGAGGGCAGACGGTGAGCCGATGATGGTTATGCAGGAGGCGAATGATTGGATGCTCTTATATAACGAGTGGCGGAGCATGAAAACATTGATTAAGAAATGGGGGCTAGATAATGACGGAAACATGGAAAGAGATTAAAGGGGCAAAGAAAGCCTATGTAAGCAATATGGGGCGCGTAAAGCAGTATGACAAGCTCATAACACCCTACTACGACGCCGAGGGCTATCAAAGGGTGAGCGTAAGGGGCATTGGTCGGGACAGGGTGCACCGTATAGTTGCAAGGGCATTTATACCGAATCCCCAGCGTAAACCTATGGTTGACCATATCAACAACGTCAAGGATGACAACCGGGCGGACAATCTGCAATGGGTGACTGCAAAGGAAAACTCTGTAAAGGCTGGAGCTGACGGGCTCATACGCGTGAAACATCGCAAGCGTTTTGTAATTGGTATCACGGTAGACGGTGACGAGCGCAAGGCGTTGATATTCTCCTCACAGGCGGAGGCGGCAGATGTCACAGGGATAAGAGAGAAAGACATAAATAAATGCCTAAAAAACAAACGAGACACGGCAGGCGGCTGGGTTTTTGGATATGTAGGAGGGAAGCATGAGGGATAGCGTCGTAATTTATAGGAGCTTTTGGGAGGCGATAAAAGATGTTGACCCGCCCGACCAACTCGCGGCGTATAACGCAATCTTTGACTATGCCCTCGATGATATCAGCCCCAATTTAACAGGGGCGGCATCCGCGATATTCAAGCTGGCAAAACCGCAGATAGACGCCAATAATAAGCGCTACGAAAACGGTAAACGAGGAGGCAGACCAAAAACCAAAACAAAACCAAGCGAAAACCAAAGCGAAACCGAAAGCGAACCTAATGTAAATGTAAATGTAAATGATAATGTAAATGTAAATGTAAATGATAAAGAGAGAGACACACCGAGCATAACAAACGATAACACAGTTATAACAAACGATAACAGAGTTATAAATAAGCGCTTCGCGCCTCCCTCTTTAGAAGAAGTCAGAGCGTATTGTATGGAGCGCAACAACAATGTAGACCCCGAGGCGTTTATAGACTTCTACGAATCAAAGGGTTGGAAAGTTGGCAATCAGACAATGAAAGATTGGAAAGCCAGCGTAAGGACTTGGGAGCGACGATCTCGAGACAAACCTAAAGAAGTACCCAAGGGGCATTTTACCAACGAAAGAATCTACGACTTTGAGGAAATAGAACGCAAATACGTGAAAGGAGCAAAGTGAATTGAACAAGGTAATCATATCGGGCAGGTGGACCGCAGACCCCAAGACATCATCAACCGCAGGAAACGAGCCTATGACCATAGCAAAAGGAAGCATAGCCGTTGACCGTAGAGGCAAGGACAAGGGAGCCGATTTTATCAACGTGGTAGCTTTCGGCAAGATAGCTGACCACATCGGCAAATACTACACCAAGGGCATGAGAACGGTGATAGCCGGTCACATTCAGACAGGGAGTTACACGGGCAAGGACGGAAAGAAAGTATATACCACGGATGTAGTTATCGACGAAATTGAGTTTGGCGAGAGCAAGAAAGCAGAAAAGCCGAACCTTGACGATTTTACCGACGCGCCCAATGATGACGATTTATTACCTTTCAATGGGGGTTGATATGGCAGAAACATGGACAGACAAAACAATATACGGTGCCGTTATGGAAATCGTAAGGACTACAGGTCAAAGCCATTTCCCTACTCGTAAGCAGATGGACGAGTTTTATGGCAATAGGTCGTTGAGTGCGGCGGTAACACGCCACGGAGGTATAAGAAGATGGACAGAAATACTCCACCTACCCCCGGCAAAGTGTAAAAACACAAGTTTCGGTGATAAATACGAACTGCAAGCCATAGAGGATATAAAGACCGAGACAGGGCTTGACAGTATACTAGCACCCGTAAGATTCCCTTATGACATTTACACAGATGATGCAGTGAAAATAGATATAAAAGCGTCTATGCCACTTAAAGGCAGGAACTTTGATGTATGGTCATTCAATCTTGAGAAGAAAATCCCTACTTGCGACCTGTTTATTTTCTATTGCGTTACAGGGCGGAACGACATAGCAAAAAGGGTAATAATCCCGGCGTGCGTTTTGTCCGGCATAAAGCAAGTCGGAATAGGCTCAAAGAGCAAATATGACAACTATGTTGAAAGATGGGATCTAATAAACGAGTATGCAACATTTCAAAATGATATGAGCAAGCGGGTTATGCTAATCCCGAAAAGGAGAACTACTGCATAGTGACAATATCAGATTATTACGATATCGAAATCCTCGCCAGCCGTGAGGGAATCACACCCTCGCGGTACATGGCAAGGGAAGAAGAAAGGAAAGCAAGATTTACAAAATACAACCATACACAGAAAGGAGCGGAAAG